ACCAGTTCATGCGCGGCGGGCAGAACGCGCCAGCCGTGGTGCCCGACTTCTCCCGCTATGCTGCGCTCACTGGCAGCAGCTCGGCCGGCGCGTCGACCCTGACGATGGCCTCCCCGCCCGCCTGGGTGGCCGTGGGGCAGATCCTTGTGCTCTGCGCGCCCAACGGCACCCGAGAGGCGGTGGTGGCGGATGCGGTCGCAGGCTCGACCATCACCACGCTCGACCCGATCGAGAACGCCTGGGCCTCTGGCCGCATCGTCCGCCCCGGCATCTTCGGGCTGATGAAGGATTCGATCAGGACATCGTGGCACAAACCGAATGCCTCTGGCTTCGACATTGAGTTGGCAGCCTATCCCGGCGGCGAACCGCCTGAGGATGAAGGCACGGCGTCCGACACGTTCAACGGGCTCGAGGTCGTCACCATCGATCCTGACTGGTCGGGCAGCCCCAAGATGGATCATATCTGGCCGGTCGAGCAGGTCGACAAGGGCTATGGCCGCACGGCGCAATTCCGGCCGGTCACGCGGATGCAGGGCGTTATCGAGCAGCAGTTCACCGGGCTTTCGTCCGCCCAGGCGCAGGCGTTCGAGCAGGTCTTCCTGCGGGCCAAGGGGATGCGCGGCAGCTTCTACCGATCGACCTGCAAGCCCGACATGGTGCTGAACGCGAACGCCACCGCGTCCACCACCATCGTCGTCCAGGGCCGGGACATCGCCGACGACTTTGCGAGCAGCAACTTCGCCAGCATTTCCCAGGCGATCGAGATCATCAAGCGCGACGGCACTCGCCTGCGCCGGCTGGTCACAGACATCAATGCGAGCGGCGGCAACACGGCGCTTGTGCTCAATGCGAGCGTGACGATCACCACGGCGAACGTCGCCCGGATCAGCTGGCTCCCGCGCACCCGCTTCGCGGCGGATGATCTCACGACCGAATGGGTGAGCCCGCGCTTTGCCAATATTCGCGCCGTTTTCCAGACCGTCGATGAATAGGGGGCGGGTATGACGTTCGCGACATATGAGGGGAGCCGGGAGAGCGGGAATCCGATCCAGCTCTATCGCTTCACCTATGGCACCGAGGACAGCGAGTTCTTCGCCTATACCGATCACACCGAGGAAGTGACGGTCGACCATGGCGGCTCGATCGGCCTGATTGCCTATCAGCCGGTGCCGGTGGAGCGCGACGAGATCGTCTCGAACGGGACGCTCGATCGCTCCTCGTTGAAGATGGGGCTCGACGTTTCGACCGAGCTGTCCGAGCTGTTCCGCGTCTATCCGCCCGACAATGTCGTGCAGTTGACCGTCTATCAGGGCCATGTCGACGACCCCGACAGCGACTTCAAGGTCATTTGGGCGGGGCGTGTCGTGTCGGCCAGCCGCGCGCATAGCGAGCTGGAGCTGCAAGGCGAGCCGATCTCGACGCAGATGAAGCGTCCTGGCCTGCGGCGGCACTATCAATATGGCTGCCCTCACGCGCTCTATTCGACCGTCTGCGGCGCCAACAAGGCGGCGGCAACCTCGTCGGCGACCGTCGCGTCCGTCTCGGGAACCGCGGTCACGCTTGATGCGGGCTGGGAGGGATCGCTGCCACCGGCGAAGTTCCTACGCGGGCAGCTGGAATGGACCCCGGCGGGCGCATCGACCAAGCGCCGCACGATCACGCGCGTCTCGGGCAATGTCCTGACGCTCTCGGGCTTGCCGCTCGACCTGGAGGCGGACGACGCGGTGAATGTCGTCCTGGGCTGCAATCATCATGCTTTCGCAGATCAGGACGGCGACTGTGAAGGTCTGCACGACAATATCGTGAATTACGGCGGGCAGCCGTGGATTCCGGTCAAGAACATCATCAACCGCAACCCCTATTACTGAGGACGACCTATGCCCTGGTGGGTGCTTGTTCTTGTCGCTGTCGCCCTCACGGCGGTCCAGTTCCTTCTCATGCCGAAGCCGAAGGCGTCGAAGCCGGAGCAGGTCAAGGATCTGGAAGACCCGACATCGGAGGCCGGTCGGCCCGTCCCGGTGCCGTTCGGGACGATCACGATCAAGGGCCTGAATTTCCTCTGGTACGGCGAGAAGAGCAAGCGAACCTACAAGGTGAAGGCATGAGCGAGGGGCTTCGGATCACGATGGATGACTGCGTGAAGGCGGGCCACTGCGCCAAAGGGGTGCGCCGCTGGTTCAACGAGCAGGGACTCGACTTCCGCGCGTTCATGGCGGCGGGCATCCCGGCCGAGGACATGCTCGCGACCGGGGACGCGCGCGGGATCAATGTCGTGCAGCGGACCATCGAAAGGCAGGCGGCGGGGGCGCGCAATGGGTAAGTCGAAACCAAAGGTCGAAGTCACCGAATATTACATGTCCGATCATTTCGGCATGTGCATCGGCCCGGTCGACGCCTTGAAGGGGCTCGTCATCAAGGAGAAGACGGTCTGGACCGGCCACATGACCGAGCAGGAAAGCTTCGTGGTCAATCAGCCAAATCTGTTCGGCGGGATCAAGAAGGAAGGGGGGATCGGCGGGCTCGTCACCTATCTCCCTGGAAACGCCGATCAGGTCTTGCCCGATGGGCTGGCACAGAAGCTTGGGCGCCCGAACGGCGCGAGCTGTCCCGGTTATCGCGGGATCGCGAGCATCTTCTTTTCCGGGATAGCTCGCGTGGGCTTCTACTGGACCGCGAACACGCCCTACCTCCCCGGCGTGTGGGCCAAGGTGCAGCGCATCTTCAAGCGCGCCGATGGTTCGGACCAATGGTATCCCGAGAAGGCGGCGATCTTCGATGCCAGCGATCCCACCGCCGTCGCCACGCTGCTCATGGCCGACACGGCGATACCTGCGAACAATTCCACCCTGGATGGACTTTCGGGCGGACACACCTTCACGCTCAATCCGGGCGAGAGCCTGAAGATCGTGCCGCTTCCTGGCGGCACCTATGACAGCTGGAGCTATACCCCCTTCGACGGCTATCCCGGCTTCCCCGGCGATTGGCGCGCCGACTTCTCTCTGCGCGATGCGGAAGGGAACATCACCCACCATTGGGGCAGCTATGCCACGACCTATGAGGTCCGGGCTGACGCGATAGCGTTTCAGCAGGCGCAGTCCCCGGTCATCGTCTCGGGCTCGTCGAGCTACACGCTGTTCCTCTACGACGCGACGACCAATGATAATCGCGAGGGCTTTTCGGCGGCGGTCTATAAGATCCCTGCGCCAAACGCGAACATGAACCCGGCGCACATCATTCGCGAGTGCCTGACCGACACCGTATGGGGGATGGGAACGCCCGCCAGCGCGATCGACGACACCGCCTTCACGGCGGCGGCTGACACGCTCTATGATGAGAATTTCGGGCTCTCGCTGCTGTGGGTGCGGCAGAGCAAGATCGAGGACTTCGTGCAGGAGATCCTCGATCACATCCAGGGCGTTCTCTACGTCGATCCGTCGACCGGCCTGCTCACGCTCAGCCTAGTGCGCGGCGACTATGATCCCGATGACCTGGACGAGCTGACCCCCGACAACTGCGATCTCACCAATTTCTCCCGCAAGCTGTGGGGCGACATCGTCAACGAGATCATCGTCACCTGGACGAACCCGGAGAACGAGCAGGAAGAGACGATCACCGTCCAGGACGATGCGAGCATCGCCACCCAGGGCGGGGTCGTGTCGGATAGCCGCAACTATTACGGCGTCCGCAATGCCCAACTGGCGATGGATCTGGCGATGCGCGACCTGCGCTCGGCCGGCCAGCCGCTTGCATCGGGCACCGCAGAGGTCAGCCGCGAGTTCTGGAACAAGCGCCCCGCCAACGTCATCAAACTGACCTGGCCGGAATATGGGCTCTCGCAGCTCGTCATGCGCGTCCAGAGCGTCGAATATGGCAAGCCAGGCGATCCCACGATCAAGCTCGAGCTGATGGAGGATGTCTATGGGCTCGACATCGGCGAATATGCCGCGCCGCCGTCGACCAGCTGGGAGGACGTCTCGAGCGAACCGGAGGAAGCCTCCGAAATCGAGATCCTTACCCTGCCCTATTTCTTCGCGGCGAACTCGACCGTCGCCGCCTTTGTCGATAGCCCCGAATATCCCGAGGTTCTCGCCGGTGTGCTGGCGACCAGCGACAATGACGATGTCTTCGAGGCCGAGCTTTGGGACGAGGTCACGCTCTCCAACAGCACCGCGCAATGGCAGAGCTTGGGGACGCTCAACATCATAGGGCGCGGCGAGCTGGAGGCGGATCTACCGCTCGAGGCGAGCACCGCGGATGTGAGCTTCTCGAACATCATCGGCCAGACTGCGCCGATCAATGCGGGCTTCGTCATCATCGGCGAGGCCGGCGAGACGGGTAACGAGATCGCGCAGATCACCGGAGCCGATGGCGACTTCGACCTGGCGCGCGGGGTGCTCGACACGGTGCCGCGCGCGTGGCCGACTGGCACCAAGGTCTGGTTCGTGGATGAGTCGACGCTGTTCGAGGACAGCCTCGTGCGCTCTGCGGCGGAGGTCGTCGATTACAAGATCCTGACCCGCACGTCCGTCAACCTGCTCACGCTCGAGGCGGCAACGCTCCAGACGTACACGCTGACCGACCGGCCCTGGCAGCCGAACCGGCCCGCCAATGTCGTCGCCTATGGCGAGGCGTTCTCCACGGCCGACCTGCCAATCGACGCGACCGAGCGCACCGATCCCTGGGTGACTGTGACCTGGGCGAACCGCAACCGGCTCGACGAGGACACGGTCATTCTGAGCTGGACCGACGCGACCATGACGCCGGAGACGGGGCAGACCACGACCATCGAGGTCCGCGACCTGGACGACACCCTGATCGCTACGCATGACGGGCTCACCGGCATCAGCTTCGACGTGCCCGACGCAAGCTTCGGGATCGAAGAGATCGTGGAGCTGCGGGTGTTCTCCGAGCGGACCGACGCGGATGGCGACTTCGTCTCGCTCCAGTATTTTTCGCATTGGGTGATGGTCGGCGGCGGGGTCCGTATCACCGAAGCATCTGACCAGCGCATCACAGAGGGCGGCGATGTGCGCATCACGGAGGACTAATGGCCTACTCGACGATTTCCGCTTTGCTGGCCTCGAGCGCGCTTACCGGCGTTGAGCTGCTCGAGGTATCGCAGCTTTCGCCCGCCGTCACGATCAGCGCGGGCACGATCAGCGCGCTCACGTCCGACAACAGCTTCAATGACAGCGGCTCGGGCTTCGTCACGGCCGGCTTTGCGGCGGGCGACCGGGTCAATGTCACAGGCTTCACGGGCAATGTGGCGAACAATATCTTCGTCGCCGAGATCACCGCGCTCACCGCTGGGAAGATGACCATCGGCGGAGCGGATGGCGATGTCATCGTCGACGACGCGGCGGGCGAGACGGTCACAATCTCCAAGTGGATCACCCGGCGCACCACCGCGCAGGAGATCGCGGATCTTGCCAGGTCCTACGTCGACGCGCAGCTCGCAAAGATCGCCAGCCGCAAGGTCCGCGTGGCGTCCACCGCCGGGATCACCCTCGCCACCGGCTGCGAGAATGGCGACACGATCGACGGCGTGACGCTGGCGACCGGCGACCGGGTGCTGCTCAAGAACCAGACCTCCGGCGCCGAGAACGGCATTTGGGTCGTTGCTGCCAGCGGATCGCCGACGCGGGCGACCGACGCGGACAGCTCGGCCGAGCTGGTCAACGCCTCGGTATGGGTTGCCGAAGGCACTGCTAATGCTGACACGCTTTGGACTTGCACCACCAACGCGCCCATCACCGTGGGCACGACCGCGCTCACGTTCACGCAGTTCGTAGCGGGCGGATACTCTGATGAAAACGCGCGTGACGCCATCGGCGCTGCAGCGGTCGGCGGTTCCGGGATCAGCATCGTCGTTGACGACCCAGGCGACACGATCACCTTCAAATATAAGGGGATCGACATTTCGACGCAGAGCGGCACGAGCTACACCGGCGTCCTAGCTGACGCGAATACCTATGTCCGCTTCACAAGCGCGTCAGCCGTTGCCTTTACGGTTCCGCCGAACAGTTCGGTTGCCTACCCTGTTGGAACGGAGATCACCATCGAGCAAGCAGGTGCTGGCGCTTTGACCGTGACGGCCGGCTCTGGCGTAACGATCAACAGCCGAGGGGCTGATCTGGTGCTTGCCGGGCAATACGCGGTTGCCACCTTGAAGAAGGTGGCGACGGATACCTGGATCCTGACGGGCGACCTCTGATGCGGATGGGAGCCATAGCCGCTAACCGGCGGCGCGTAGGCGG